ACGCCCGTGTAACTGCGCTTAAAACCTCTTTGGCTGATTTGTTCGCGGCTGTGGACAACGGCATTTTGGACGCGGTCAATATGCCACAGGCATATAAAGACAACGCCACTAAAGTAGTAAGTCTACTTCGTGAACTTAACGATTCTGGTCGCGAACTGGATGCTGTTTTAGAATTAGTTTCCTACGGCACTACAATGCTTGAATTCCGCGACTTGCTTAAGAGCATTAAGAGCAACCCATCACCGGAAACAAGTGCGTGGCTAGCTGTCGCAGAGGAAGTATGGCGCAAAGTAGTAGACATTCTGTCGCAGCTTATTGGTGTTGAGAACACTCTTGCTAATGACGTGCTGAACAACTCTATATCGCTTATTGAATTCGTATCGGATGCAGAGCCTACGAGTTTTGTTGCGTCCGAAGCCAAGGGGCAGACGCTTTTCATGGCAGACATGACTGATATGGCTGATACAGACAGCGATGGCAGACCTCTGGGCAGCATGTTCGAGCGCGAAGCTAAGCAGAAAGCGCTGTTTGATTCTATCTCGACTAAGTTTTTATTCGGTCAAAACTGGGAAGGCAAAGTTGCAGCTTTTGATGCCAAGCGCACCGAGTGGGCGGACAAAATTCGCAATGAATACCCCCGACTAGCTGCTTACACTTCTCTTATTGCTTCTCATTTTCAGTTGCCGCCGGATATGCGGCGGGTGTTTAAGACCGCGAAAGAGCAGCGCAACATCGCCTACATGAACCTTAATAAATTAGCGGAAGCACTTGAGTATTATGACGTTGCTACTGCTAAGGCTATTTTGGCGTACTTGGATCGTGACTTTACAGCGTTAGACAACATAGCGCACGGGCCTAGGCTAAAAAATATGGCAGACCAGTTGTTGGCTGATATTGATGGCTTTGTAACTTCGCTGCCCGTAGAGTTACAAAAACAGTTCGCTAACCGGAAGTTCACAGAGTACCTCATCTACGTTAACGATGAGTCTACAATTTCAAGTCATAGTATGGGAATGGGAAGCCTTGCGACGCAGCTAAAAAAGCAAGGGTTTGGCGTGGATAAAGATATTATCGATAGCAACCCAGACCTGTTTGATACTGACCCAACTACTGGCGATATAATCATAGATGGGCCTATGTACCGTGCGACGGTTACGCCATCCAATGGTGACAAACCATATACAGTATTGGTCAGCAAAGCAAAATATGAGCGCGAGGGCGGTCGTTTGCCTTCTCCTAGTGGTGTAATGGAAGTTGATACTAAACGCGAGCACGAGATCGCTCGATACGCCAGTAACAATCAGTATCGTGTTACCTCTAAGATGGACTACAAAGATGCGTTTGACGCAAAGCAAGTGCGAGAAGTAGCCAACGCCATGCGTAACACTCTGGGCGGCATTGCTTCTTACTACGCGGCGAAAAACTTCTACACGTCTATGGCCGTGCTTGGAAAGCAACAAGGCTTTGTGTTTGACAGCGTAGATGAGATTAACGAACTGTTCGCCGGAGCAGCCATTGGGCAACAGTTCCAAGTGAAAACGCCAGCTACTTTAGAACAAGCCCAGCAAAAAGCTATTGCTGCTAGACTACGTTACCGTGGTAACTTCGTGCAGTATCCAAATAACCCGGAGCAGTATGGCGATCTCGCTGGTAAATTTGTGCATGGCCCGGTGTACACAGCTATGCACGACATGTCCGATAGAAGCCCTATCGTGCAGTCCGAGGCTTACATAGCGTCGTTGCGTATGTTTAAGAAAGCTAAAACTATATACAACCCCGGCACGGGCGTTACCAACGTCTTATCCAACGTCTCGTTGATGATATTGCACGACATACCTATGAGTACGCTATTGCGTGCCTCTAGGCTCATGTGGTTGTACGAGACCAACTCCGCAGCGCTTGATAAGCAAGAGCTAGCGATGATGCGGGCTTTCTCCGAGTCAGGAGCGATGCTTGGCAACTTCTCAAGCGTCGAAATTAGAAAAGAGTTTCATAAGAACCTCGAAGAAAATATTCTTACTAAAGAAAGCGAGACAGTAATGTCACGCGTCACTGACATGCTGAACGCGGAAGCAGACAAAGGTAGTCGTTTCGGCAAGTTTGTTCGCTTAGGTAAAACACTAGATAAAGTCGCTACAGAACTGTACGCCGCAGAAGATAACGCGTTCCGCCTTGCTGCGTTTATGAAGCAAGTTGGCGATGAAATGTCTGTGAACAATGTTTCTGAGGCGTCGCCAGAGATGCTGTCTAACGCTGGCCGTAACGCCCGTGAGATGTTCTTGGACTATGACATTGACTCCGCCGCAGTTAAGACACTGCGCCAGACCGCGTTGCCGTTTATATCTTGGACTTATGCGATCATACCTACGCTTGGAAGAATTGCCGTTACTAAGCCTTGGCAGATGGCTAACCTTCTGGCGTCGTACGCTATGATAGACATGGCTGCCTCAGCACTTTCTGGGGACGACGACGACGAGATCCGCAAGCGCGGCCCAGAGAAACTACAAGATAGATTGTTTGGTATCGGCCCTAGGACAAACATCCGCATACCGTTTATGGGCGATTCAGAAAACCCAGTATACTACCGACTTGGCGACTACATACCGTTAGCGTCAACCGTTAAGGGGTTGCCTACTAATAACGGCTTCATGGGTATGGACTGGTGGCCTAGTGGACTAACTCCTTCTAGCCCACTTATAAGCGGAGTAGTGGCGCTCTTAGGCGGCGTAGACCCTTACACAGGGAATAAGCTGCATGAAATAACTGACGACTCAGTGGATCGTGCGCTAAACCTAGCGGTGTTCGGCTACAACATATTCTCTCCACCAGCCGTTCGATCAGCAAATTGGGATAAGACTGTAAAAGCTCTGTCTGGAGATGTTAACTTCGCTGGGCGTAAGGTCGATGTAACTCACCTATTATTCGCTAATATTCTTGGCTTGCGGGTAGAAACATTTAACGCTGACCAAGAAGCGCTTAGCAAGATGTTCCAAAAGAAGCAGCTTACTAGAGATTACGCGGCGGCTATTGCTAAGTACAAGCGCGAAGAGATGCGCAGTGGCAACCCGAACTACGCTGCTATGGACGAAGAGATTCAAAGCCTGCGCGCCGAACTGCAAGATGAATTAAACAGACTTTATAACCTAGAGGAGTAGTTATGCCAACTAGTAAACCTGCCAAGGGCAAAGCGAGCGTTAAGATCACAGCTAGCGGCAAGAAAGTTAGCTACGGCCAAGCTGGTCAAGCGAAAGACGGCGGCCCAAGAATTAGGCCCGGAACTTCTAAGGGCGATAGCTACTGTGCTAGAAGCCTTGGCATCAAGAAGGGCTTGCCGAAAGAAAAGCAGAACGACCCAAACACGCCGAACAACTTATCGCGCAAGAAGTGGAAATGCTCTGGCGCTAAATCGAGGAAATAATATGTCGTGCGGAAAAACAGGTAAGAACCACCCAAAGAAGAAAGCAGCGTTACCTATGCGCGGACAGCGCGCAGCGAAAAATAAGAAGGTAAGAAAAAGCCCCAATTAAGGGGCTGTTTTAATGTCGTCCTTTGCTATTGCCAGAAGGCCAACGATTGTCACTACTATGCCGTACAGTATCACCTTACACCTCGCTCTAAATTGAGGCGGCATATTAGGGCACATTGGCCCTAATTGCTAATGAAATCAACGCATAAGCAACATACCAGCTTCGGTATTTACTTCCCCTTTTTGTTTGTTTGTCTAATGAAACGATCTGCCATCTTGTGGGCTTCTCGTATCTTCTTTTTTAATTCCCACTCTACCTGCTTATCTTCCACAATCAAGTAAGCGCCATACAGTAAGAAACCACCAATTACTAAAGTCAAAATAAAGCTAAGCATCAGCTATTCTCCTCTATAACTATCTCTGTTAACTTGTTTAAGTACCAACCAGCTTTCTTTAAGTCTTCTACCTGCTTGCCTTTGTAGTCATAGCGCCACAGGTACTTCATGCAGTTGCCTTTGAGATAACCTTTGAATGCAATACTGGACATGGACTCCTCTATTGCATCAATACACTCTATGTTACCTGTGTTGTAATGACGCGGTGCTGTCACCATGTCTTCCGCTTCTTTCTCTGCTTCTGCTGCGTAGTTGTTTAGTGCGTTTGTTAGTTCAATAGGCGAATGCTTCTTACGTAGTGCGTCCCACATTTCTGCTGTTGTGTTGTTAATGCCCATAGTTACTTTCCTCTTTATTTCATTTTAGCTTTTGTCGTCCTAGCGAACGATCTGTTTTTTGATTTAGGTTTTACTGCCAAATTGCTCCGATCATTGGAGCCGCCTTTGGCTATAGGCGTTTTGTGGTCAACATCCTTGCCGTCACCTTTGGACACTTTACCTTCCTTAGCCATAGTCGCTCGCGCAGCGTTTCTTGCTGCGCGGTTCTTCTTTTGCGTATCAGTGCCTTGGTAATTGTCATATTCTTTTCTGTAATCTCTAGCCATGGGAAGCCTCCTGTAGGCCGTTTAGCAAGGCCAAAGAAACAGTACTCTGGCGTTTAAGGTCTGTACCTACCAACGTCTGCGTAAATCGTGGGTGGTTAAGGTTAACAAGTATACACCACGTCTGACTGGGGTTTCTACCACGACACTGTGCGAACATAGTCACCCTAGTATTGGCGGCCACTAGCGCCCCCATGTTGGTAAGCTCTCTAATTATCCTATCCTCGGCGTCGTTGTTGTCGCGCACAAACTTCTTAAACGCTGCCCGATTAATCGCGAGGGTAGATCCGGGCATGATCGGATTGTTAGAGTCATACACAAAGTGCGCGCGCATAACAGCTTTAATCGGTGCGGGTTCCCTGACAAGGGGTTTACCGTCTTTGCCGTACAGCTGCGTGTCTTCTATTATCTGGTCGTTGTACTGTTGCATAAACTGCCCGATAACATCAATGGCATCTACCTTAGCTTCAACGGTGTCCTTGCGCAACTTAGCAACCGTGTCCAACATAAACTGTACAGTGCCTTTCACGTCGAACGGGAATAAGCCAAGTTTGTGACCTATCTTGCCCATAGTCCACGCCGACTTTATCATAGACTCGTAAAACCTTTCCTGCGGCTCAAATTCAAAATCAAATGTCTTCTTAAAGTCCAAGTGCCCTTTGAGCGCGACTTCTTTCGGCCCCCCAAGCTGCACTACCGCACGCACTAACTCTGGCAGCGCCCAGCCGTGATTATCTGACAGCAAGTCTGCGTAAGTCTTCGCTACCTTCTCGCCATTGCTATCAACTAAAGAAACAAATTTTCTATCGTTCTGTGCGACTTCAAAAGCACGCACGCGTAGTGGCTCTGACTCTTGCTTGACCTGATCAAACTTACTCATTAGTGACGTGTTAGTCGTCATAAAGGTAGGCCCGTTCCAAACCGCTGGGTCGCGGATATCACGACCGGGGGTCATAGTAGTTTTCTCTTGGCCTTCACTGAATGAGTATGCCATCTGAGCCAACTGAAACTCGTCGGCCATGGTCATTTCATCGATGGTCATAGGCAAGTTATTAAGCGTACCTCGCATACCATAGATCGCGTTAACTGTATCATTCCTTCCCTGTATAAGGGATCGTGGCTCTCCGAACAGGCTGTTAACAGTAAGCAATGACAGCGTCTTACCGGTCGTAGTCTCTACCGAGTAGACTGAAACAATGCTACTGCCCATACCCATTTGCTTAGCTATAATGCCAGTGGCTGCGATTAGCGCACAGGTTCGTATGACCTGCGTACCTTCTAAGTTCAGCAGCTCCATAGCCTCTACAAACTTATCGCGTGAGCCTGCTGCTACAATACGTTCTTTGTATCGCTCAGCGTTGCCCACGATGCGACGTGCTGTGGCGTTGTTCGGAGGGTTAATAATGTTGTCACCGCATACAAACGCGCCGTCTTTCTGCCAGCCGAATGATTTATAGTCGTGTCCAGTAGCTACTTGGCTCTGAACCATTTGTAAATAATCCATAAGGTATCCTCTAACTTTTTCTTGCTGCCCAAGCGACTTAAGACCAAATATCTGATTGTCTAATAGGAACGCAGAGAACTCTTTGCCCGCACTAGACAGCACTGCTACTAAATGGTCGTTGCTTTCCCAGCCTATAATAGGTTTCTTCACAGCTAACGTGAACGACGTTTGCCGGTCTTGCGCGTTAAAAAAGATATGTTCTATGTACATCGGATAAGCTGATGTAAATTCCCAGTCTTTGATCGGGTTACCGTCTTCGTCCTGCGTAGTTACTTCGTGGTAGATACAGTTATTGCGCATAACATATCCAGCAGGCATTGGTATCTCTACTTCTTTAGCCTCGCCTGCATCGTCTTGCACAACTACCACTTGAACAGGGCTACTGCTAAGCTGCGCTGGCGAAGTTTTATTGCCTAAGTATGGGCAGCCGTCACAGCCGCTCGGGCAATGCTGCGCGAACGTAGCACATGTAGTAGGGCCACTAGCTTTCCAGCCGTCTAGCTTTTCCATGTTCTTAGCTAAGCTAAAGTCTGGGTGCTGTCCGGCGATACGTATGATAGTTGTCTCTGGGTCTGGCGTAAACTTAGCCAAGCCCAACGACGCACGCCACAATGGTTCTTCCACTGGATCGCCAGCCGCGTTAGTAACACCGCCGCTTTCTAGGATAGCTCTGACCTGCTTACAGTGCTCTGCAATAGAGTCTATATCTAGGTCATTGCTCTCGTTAAGTACAGCGTCTAGCATCGCGCTGCGCTTGCGCGCTGATCTTTCTGGGCGCTGTGGAGCCGTGTCCATCCACTCTACTAACTTACCGGCCATCAGTAGTATGTCGTGCTCTGCGCCGTCGTCTAACAACACCTTAACTTCTTTCCAGTCTGCGGTTTTCTTGTGGAAAGTGCCCGCTGGCCTAAGAACCATAGACGGATCGTGGATCTTAGAGTTATCAATTTCCAGCCCTTTGGAAGCCAGAGCGCCACATAGGGCCTTAGACACCTGCACCCACTGCTGCTTAGATATGCACTTGTCCAGTACCCAGTAAACGTGCGCGCCAATACCTGACGATACAATAAGCGGCTTCGGTAACCCCAGCTGCTTAACTACTTCAGCTAACTTAACTAGGCCGTCCCGCTGTGTCTTGTATGGCTTGTCTTCCCCACAGTCTAGGTCAAAGCAAATGCTCTTAAAATAAGTGGCTTTATCCTGCGTACGGCGTATCTTTCTTCTGCCTTCGTCCGTAATTATGTTATCAGCGAACGCGGCGATACTAAAATATATAGTAGCCTCTGGGTTCTCATCCCAAAGCGCTATGTCCGCAGCCGCCTTATCAAGCTCCGCGTACGTATACACTTCTCGGTTCCAAAATATGTTCTTATTATTGTTATATTGAGTTACTACAATGGAGTCTTTTGTAGGGCAAACTCTCTTTAAAAAATCTATAGTATTCACTCGCTGTCCTCTAGACAAAAATGAGCCGAGTAGGTTCACTAAACGGCTCATGCACTTGTTAAATAGTTACCCAGCTTTTAGTCGAACAGGCTGTCTAACTTCATCTCTAGTTCCGCTGACTGCTTAACCGGCGCTACCGCTGGTGGGGCTTGCTTAATCACTGGCTCGTCGTACGCTGCGGCTTCATCATCCTGAGCAGACACTTTGGGTGCCGCTACTTGCGCGTGTACTGGCGGCGCAGACAATGCTGGCCCTGCGCTCGTAGGTGCCATGACGCGTATAGCAACCTTAGTGGCATCGGACTCTAATAAGTTGTCCACTAAGCCCAGCGCTTTTTCTGGGACATAGCCTTTCTGACGGAACGTGAGTCTAGGATAACTCGCTTGGTCGTCAAAGCCAAGCTCTGTTATAGCTTCTTCAGGCCCAATACTGTAATTAGCTAACTCAGTAAAGTATTCACGCAGTGCGCGCATAGCACTAACTGGTACGGTCAGGCTGTAAACTTTTTGTGGGTCAGCCGCTGGAACAATAGCCAAGTGGCGCTGATCCGCACACATCTTAGACTTAGCACCGGATGGCAAAATCTTGCTGCCCAACACATTGTGTGGGCAATTGGCGCAAGAAGCGTTTACTGGCGCTTCGACAGACGCGTCAGGGCGTAGGCCATCGTTTGAATAGCAATCGGGGCGCTGGTTATCCGACGAGCTATCGAACGCGCGCCCGTAGAATACTTTACTTACACGCGGGTTAACGCCAACGATAATCGCGTCAAGCGTAGTGCCTACTGTAGTTTCTACGCCGCCTTCTACCAAGCGAAAGCGACCTGCACGAATACTAATCCGTGGGATACTAGGGCCGGAGTTCGAGACAATAGCTTCAGTAAGCGTAGACTTGCTGCCGGTTCTGTTACGTTCCGCGATACGCGCGGCGATGTGGGCTGGTACATTAATTTCATTCATCATGGTACATTTTCCTTATTGGTTTTTTCTAAAATTAAACACACTTACTGAGCTAAAGTTTACGCCGGGGGGCGGCTCACCTGCGGCTTCAATATAACTTTTTACTGCTGTCTTTGACGCGCGTGACTCTATCAAATCCCAAGCGTCGTTCTCCATACAAAACTTAAACAAGTCTTCTCTGGACGCCACAGTAGCTGAATGGTGCGTTGACCAGTAAGCTGTACCTGCGTCGGTCTTAATCGATGTAAGTCCGTCTTCTTGAGACTTCACCGTAAACCAGTTTTCTAATGCAATCATCTTCTCCTTAATAACAGCTTTTCGCTGCTTATATTCCTGATCTAAAGCGTCAAGATCTTTCCTGACAGAGAGGTATCTGTCAGCTGCTACTTCGTAGTTCATGTCATTCTCCAAGTATATTAGTCACTACTATTAATACCACGCACCAAGTCTAAGAACTCGGCTAACGTGTTTTGCTTCGCACGCAGTCTCCTATACAGCTCTGCCTCGAAGTTTGTTGCGTAGATATGCCACACAGAAGTTTTACCTTCAGTAGTAAGTCTACGAATTCTAGCATTGGCCTGCTCGTACTGCTCAAGTGAGTAGATAGGAGCGTACCAAATAATATGTTTCGCTGCGGTCAGCGTAAGCCCGTGCGCAGCAACCTTCGGGTGCGCCAACAGTATCTGTGGCTGGTCAGTGTGTTGGAAGTTGTGAAAGATTTCGTCGCGGTCTTTCTTGCTAACATCACCGTTAACAAGCTCAACGCTATATTTTTCTTCACGTAACCTCTTAAGCAACCACCGTTGCACACCCTTTAGCGGAACGAAGATAATAACCTTGCCGCCTATCTCAGTAATCAATTCAGTAAGCGTATTATACCGCTCTGAGCTGTCTATGACAATTGAATCGTCCTCGCTGTAAACAACACCACAACAAATTTGTAGCAGCTTAGACAACATTACAGCAGTGTTAGCCGCAGTGACCGACCCCTCTTTAAATATGGTAACAGCTTTTTCTTGCATGTCCTTAAATGCTTTTATTTGTTGAGGGGTTAGCTCAGTCTTTCGTCCTACGAAGTTGGTACTTGGCAAATCTTTACACTCGTCTAGCGAGAACCGTATAGATGGCTGTAGCACTTTCTTGCAAGTCTCTAGCGCGTCGTCTCTGGGCACCCACTTAAACTGAGTTATTTTCTTCATCACCGTATCTTTAAACGCAGTAAAGCTCCTAGAGACATTCGGCGAGTCCACCAACCTAGCCAGCGTCCAAGCATCTGCTGGCGTTTGTGATATTGGTGTACCAGTCAACATCCACAGCCAAGGCCTGTTAGCGTTCATCCACTTGGCGAATATCTTGTACCGTTGTGAAGACGCAGACTTTAGCGCAGTAGCTTCGTCATAGATAACTACGTCTATGTCTGCCAGATGTTCCTGCATATTGCTAAAGCCATCATGGTTAATAATAACGTATTGAATTCCCGGCGTTGACAACAGGTCGATACGTTTTTTCTTTGATCCAGTACATATAACAAACTGCCTGTGTGGTAAGTGCGTCTTAAGTTCCGTACCCCACACTACTTTTACCGTAGACAATGGCGCTACAATAAGTACCTTTTTCGCCACACCTTCACATAGCAGGAAGTCTGCGGCCCACAGCGAACTAATAGACTTACCAGTCCCCGGCGCGTTAAGGCACAAAGACTTTTTATGCGTAGTAAGAAACGCAGCCGTGTCTTTCTGGTGCTCCATCGGCGTGAACTTCGCAGGCCAATCATAGTACTCACGTATAGGCTCTGGTACGTTAAACCCCATATTGCGTAGCACGATGGACTCGTCAACGCCGTAGGGTATAGCTATTAGCTCCTCGCCGTTGTGCTCCAACTGCTTAGCATGGGGTATAACCTTAGCAATAGCGTCGTTACAAGAACTGTTAATTATTATAGTTTTCTTGTCCTTAAGAACTAGCACAGCGCCGCCCAGCCTCTGAAGTCGTACTCAAACTCATGTACATTGGAATCGCGTACAATCCAGCACATGGCACCGGATTGTATTATTCCTTGTATCTCGCGGAGTTGGTTGTTAGTTGGGTCATTAGTTCCGAACTTAGTCTCAATACCAAACAAGAAACCTTTATAACATCCTATAAAGTCTGGTATTCCTGATCTACCATACCCGTTGGCTGGTGGCATAAAGTACCACATATGTTCTTTGTCGTAGCAATTTAGTATTTTCTTTACTTCTTTTTTAACGTCCGCTTCGTTATTCATCTTCTTCCTCTTAATCTAGCGTCAGGGCATATTTCTTTTGCGGGGCACCAAGGGCATAGCCCAGAGGGTTTTGTCTTAAATACCCCGAGGTCTACAACTTCCTTAACCATATCTAGTCTAGGCTGTAGCCCGTTCCACAAAGATTGTAGGTGCCTACGCTCGTATGTTGTGTTATCTAACTTGTCGTGCATTAACCAAATAAACGATGTCTTAACTGTGCTAACTTCTGGGAAGTGTTGAAATACCATCGCTGCAAACAATTGAAGCTGCGTTGGGTTGTCCTTAATTTTGCCAGTCTTGTAATCCAAACAATAAGCTGTGCTGCCGTCCACAATAAGCACGTCAGCAATACTACGAAAGTAAGCGTCACTACTAAACCAATCAACCGGCTCACGGTTTTTATTGATTGCCATTTGATACTCATAGTATTTATCTCCGGCTCTGCTGTTTATCTTATCTACTAGGCCGCCCCATCGTTGTAAAGTTTGCTTAGCTTCTATTCCCAGCTCTCCAACTAGCTCATTTTTGCCATACAACTCCAACACTTCGTGCACGCGATTACCGTACGCACTTACCTCGTTGCCTTGGTCTTTTACGTTCTTGGTTACGTATAAGTAATCGAACTTTGCTTGGCATTGTTCAAATGTTGATAGCCTGCTGTACGACAGTGCTATGTCAGACATAGAATTTCCTTTATATAAGTGACTTAGCTAACCAAAGCGCAGAGAGTTTTTCTGCTTTTTCTCTTATTAGCGGTAACGAACTTACTTTCTTTAGCGGTGGGTATAGCATCACTGCATGATCATCGACTACTTTTTTATTCTTTAGTCTAGAGTGCATTGTCTTATCGTTAACACCTACGACCTGACTATACTCTCGCACTGTGTAGTATCTGCCAGTAATGAGTTCGTCATGCTCTCCAACAAACTTAAGTAATTTAGGTTGTCTCATACTATATTCTCCTATTTTGCATCACCGTAAGACGGCCCGATTTCTGTCTCACAATCCACTGGGATAAATCCTCTACACCACTGCGGTGTCATACGCAGGCTCTCTTCCATATGTAGCCTAGCGGCTACGGCGTGCTCTATGCGCGGAACGCAAACAGCTTCGTCGTGTACGGATAAGCGTACGGGGTGTAAGTGATTTATTCTAGCGGTCTGCCACATAACAATCTTCATTGCTGCGTGCTGACATAAGTTTTCTACTACTTTCGGCCCGTATATTCTAACACGCTGCCGACCCATTTGGTAAGTCCATTCATCTGCGTCGTACTTAAGATCGTGGTAAACAACCCCCGGTTCCCCCGGCCTACCAAAGCCTTGGTTCTGCGTAATAAACCACCCGTTGCGATCTACGGGTATGAGCGAACATCCGTTGGCTATGTCTGGCAGTACTACTTTCTGGCAGTAGTTCCAAAAGTCTACGACCTCGTAGTGTACTTCGCGATAAAGCGCCACGATGGCTTGCGCCCGCGACAAACTTATTGGCTCGATGCCTGCCACGTTACTAGCTGCCTGTCGTACCATCTCCTGAAAGCGCTCTGCACCGGCACCATACTGTAGGCCAAGCATAGCGGTCTTACCCAAGAACCTTTCTGGTTTGTCCGCTTTGGTTATCTCGCGTTCAAATAACTTAGACGCGAAGTCGCAGTACATATCTACGCCGCGACCTAGTTTCTCCACCACATCGTGCTGCCCCGCTAACGCCATAACCGTACGCAATTCAATATTAGATGAATCGCCCACAAGAACTACGTGACCTTCTGGTGCGCGCAGTGCTTTGCGTAGCCCAGCGGATACCCCACGGGCAGGTAAGTTCTGCCAGTTAACTTTGTTGCCTCCTGAGTAACGACCTGTAGTCTTCGCCCCCCAGAAATTTAAGTACACCGGCAGTGGGCCACGGCGAGCCATATCTAAAAACCTTAGCGCCCTAGTCTCTGCTATCGTAGTCTTGGCCCCTAGCCTAGCGGACACAAGCGCGGCCACGTCCAAGTTATCGTGCTCTTGTAAATCTACGAACGCCTTGTCTGTCTTAGCGAACGCAAAAGCTTCTTTGCCAGTCTTAGGGCTGACCTTGGTCGGAGGCACTACACCATGCAGCTTAAGCCGCTCAGCAAACTTGTTGTTAGACATCAGGTCGGCCTTGTCTAAGTTAGCCAGCGCCATCAAACCTTCCTTCCTAGCAACTTCCTCGTCGTACAGAATCTTTATCGCCGCTTCGTCTCCTACAAGCGTAGGCTCAGTGAACATGCGTATAGTCATGTCAATCAGTCGCGCCTCTAGCTCAGGCGTAAACTCGTCCAGTCGCTCACCTATCTGCTCGCAAAGCAGGGTATCTTGCCTACAATACTCTGCGTAGTCAGTAAGCTCTTGGGTGGTCATATCTTCTAGTCGCTTGCCCAACATGTTATGCACCGCAGTACCCTTGTCTTCCAACCCCATGTACTTAGCTACGTTAGCTAAGCTGTGGGATGGCAGGTATGGGTACACCATGCGCGCCTGCGCCAACGTATCTAGCCATCGCTTCGGTTTTATACCGTACCGGTACGACAGGATGAAGCCGTCGAATAGCGTGTTGTGGCAACGTATGCCTACCTGAGACCAATCACAATAACTTTGTAACTTAGCCTTAATAGTTTCTTCGCTGCCTGCGAATACCTTGGACACGCCATTACTGCGAACGCACACCATGATAGTTTGGTACCGTGAGTCCATGATGTACTCGTCAGTCTGCATCTTGCTGAGCGAGAACTCTTTGTCGTAATACGTCTCGAAATCTATAGTAACTATTTGCATATCACTTCGCACTCCGTCTCAACCCACACTTTAGCGCCGCATGATAGCGGGCGCTCTGGGCTGTACACAACAGTGGCGACACACACGCCGTCGTGCAGTATCTGTACATGGTTTACCTTACGGTTTTCTTTGTAGTCTTTAACAGTTAAAACTGGCAAGTCAGCGCCCTTCGCATTCGCACGAATATTGTGCTGATTTACATGTATTTTAGTTATCATGTAATCACCTATTGATTAAGTTATTAAGTAGTGTTCAAATAAGAACCAGTATTCTTAGTCCCGTTCTCCTCTTTTGCCCTCTTCGGAGGGCTTTTTTATTTCCGCGCTGCTTTGCGTCGGTGTTGGCTTCTTGCCGAAAATCCTGTCCCAGTTATCTTCAAACGTAGGCCTATCTACTTTGATGGGCCTAGGTTTATCCCCTTTACCATTCATCTGGTTCTTCCTCTATTTTTTGCCTACTGCCAAAGTCAATCTTAAGCATCTCTATAGCACCTAGCATCTGTACATACGGCACACTAGAAATCCACGTAGTAATTACTTGTCCATCATCGTTAACAGCCACGGCAGCGAAACCTTGCGCGTCAAGCTCCACCATAACTTCTTTAAAGTTAGCTAACATAAGGTCAAAATCTTCACACAAAGCTAGCGGCGGAATTTTTGTCTTCTCAGTCTTAGGCACTGGCCTTAAAGTAATTACTTTATCAGTCATAGTTACTCTTCCTTATCTTCGAGGCAAATCCATGCGTCGTCTAGTGCGGAGCGCAGTGGCTTTGACATCAACTCTTCATCATAGTCGTGCTCCACTTGCGCAGCTAACGCGTAAATAACGCGGCAAAGCTCTTCTTCGAGTGTTTGTTGCTTAGTCGTTTTCTTCATCTCTACCTCGCAAGTTATCAATTAATTTATCTGTCTCGTTAATTCTTTTCATTATGTCGTTGTTCTGTGAGACTAGCTCGTCGTATATGTCGCGGAAAGTATCCGCCTGTTGCTTCATCCGTATCTTAAGCGACTCGTTTTCTTCTGACAACTCCTTAATCATCGACATCGCTTTTTCTGCTGCTGGGCTGCGCTCGTTCCACATGTAAAATCCAGTTACTTTTGACATGTTATAGTAGCGCTTAACAGTCGTCGGGCCACAATTATATATGGCCCCAAGATTATCCCAACTGACGCCCTTCTCTCTAAGCTCGTGCACCTCGGCCATCTGGTCAACAGTCAGCTTCGGTATAGTCACATAGTCATTTTTCATATCAGAACCTCGGCGTAAACAACACGTGCGCGACTACATCTCCACGGTGTACTACCTCATAGAACTCGCCGTGTTTGTTCGCGCCTCTGGCTTTCATCTCCTGTAATATTACAGTCAGCGACCGTCCTATTGTAGAAACATATACTGTGTTTGAGTTATTCTCAACCGTAAGCCAATCCTTCTTAACGTCTAGGCTTACCCCGATCTCTTCAAACCCGCGCACTAGTTTACTTTCTAAGCGGATAAGCCTAGTTACAAAATTTTCTTCTGTCGGTTTGTAAAATTGATCTTTAGACTTGGACATTTGCTACTACTCCGAATGGCGCGCTGCGCACTCTATACTGTGTGTTGGCCCATATTACTGGGCATTCTGGTTCTACGCACTCGTCAAGGTTACCTTCCATATCAGTAAAGTAGACTAGCCCCTCTACTTTGTCTGTCATGTTAGCTAGGTAATCGAACACTGGCCTGAACCTAGTGCCCCCACCGCCTGTGCACTTAAGCTCCACGGTATCCTCGCGGTCAAACCGCTGGGTGTTTTTTACCTGTGTGTCGCAGTAAACAACCTCTATAAATTCCGGATTCATGTCCGCTTTAATCTGCTCTACTTCAGCTGCTATTTGTGCTAACTCTTTCTGCGACATAGACCCAG